ACCGCGCGCGGTCAGATAGCTGCGAACCGCGTCGTTGCGGCGTTCCGACAGACCCACGTTGTACCGGGCCGAACCCGAACGGTCGGCGTGACCGGCAAGCATGATCTGCGTGCCCGTGCAACCGCGGTTGTAGGCGCTGATCGCGTTGTCGAGCGTCGAAGCCGCTTCCGGCGTGATGTTCGACTGATCCCAGTCGAAATACACGATGTACGGCCCAGGCGCGCATTCCACAACCGGCGGCGGCGGCGGCGGGGGCGGCGGGGGCGGCGGGGGCGGCGGCGGCGGCGGCGGAGCCGGCTCGACCGGTTCCGGCGCACCGCCGAAGTTGTAGGTCAGCGTGCCGAGAATCGAGTGCGAGCGGAAGCGCGTCGAAATGTCGCGGCCACGCTGATCGACCAGATCGAGATTGTCGACGTTGAAGAAGCGATACTTCAGACCGACGTCCCAGTTGCTGCTGAGCGGCGCGCGGACGCCCGCGATTGCCTGCCAGGCAAAGCCGGTATCCGAATCGTCGAGGAACGGCCCGGCGAACACGGGCTCGACCGACACGCGGGCGACACCGGCGCCACCGCCGACAAAGCCCTGCAGGCCGTCGTCGTCACCGAAATCGAGCATGCCGTTGACCATGAAGCTGAGCGCGTTCGAATCGCCGTTCAGATCGGTCGAACCGGTGTAAAGCGTCCCGGCGCCCGATGCCGACTGCGGGATGCCGGGGTTGCCGAAACGACCCGACTTGATGTCGGCTTCGCGATAGCCGACTTCGACTTCCGCGCGGAAACCGCCGAAATCATAACCGACGGTGCCTTCAAAATCATAGCCGGCACGATGGTCGAGCGTCCCGGCGTTGTTGAAGGTGCCAATGTCGAGATCAATGTCTTCGACGAGCATCACGCCCGCGCCGACACCGACATACCAGGAATCGTCACGCGCCATGGCAGGCGACGCGAGGGTGGTGGAGGCCAACGCCACAGCGACGGCAAGCTTCCTCATAATAATTCCCCTTTCAATTTGAGATATACGTCTCGCCAGACGTCCTACTCGCCGCTTTGGTTCCGCGCAAGCTAACAAATCGTCAATCTGTTGCCAAAAAGTCGCACTGGCGCCCCCAAAAAACCCAAAATCAGCCTGAAATCATAAGACCCTGCGCCGCGAGGTTCGTCATCAGCGCGAACAGCGCCGCGCGCGCTTCCACGTCGATCACAGTCCCGCCACCGGGCGCGGCAATCGTCGCGGGCGCGACCCAGGCGCCGCCATGAAAGCGAAGCCGCGCGCCATCGCTCAGCCGGACGATCCGCATCGCTTCGCGCGCGGCAAAAAACCGCCAGCCGCCGCTTGTCCACAGTGCGATCGCCCCGCCCTGCCCCGCCCACGCGCCGGTCGGCGCCGACCCGACGATCCAGCATTGCCCCTCCGTCGGCGCGCCGGGCGGCGTCGTCAGCGGGCCGTCTTCGACGGCGGCGTGCAGCAACGCGTCGATCAGCGTCAGCGCCTCATTGTGCGTCGCCTCCTTCTGCGCCTGCGCGACGGCAAGCAGCGGCAGGGCAAATCGCGGCGTCGCAAGCGTGTCGGTCATCCTGTCCTCCTATGTCAGCGGTATGAAAAGCGGCGGGGACTGGTCGAAATCGCCGACCTGCCGAACCTCGATCGCCGTTCCCGGCGGCACGGCCGCCAGTTCGGCTGCCGTTATCGCCAGCAGCGGCGATGCAAGCGTCCACGGTCCGATGCCCGGCGCCGGTGGCACCAGCGCGGCGCGCCACGCTTCGCGGCTTTCGCCAAGCGGCAGATCGACATGGTCGCGCCATCCGTTATCGACGCGGCTGCGCCGCACCCAGCGCACGATCGCACCGCCCGCCCCGTCGGTCGAGGCTCGGCCATGCACCGGCGCCAGCGGCCGCAACGCGCGGCCCGCCGTCGGCACCGCGACCTCGTTCAGCGCCGCGCCGCCGCGCGATACCCATTGCAGCACGGCATCGCCGCTTTCGGCCCAGCCGGACAGCGATTCGGGCAGCATCAGCGACGCCGAATCGTCCGGCATTGCAAAGGCTTCGCCCGCGGCGTGGATCATGGCGTCTCCCGTCCCCGCGCGTCCGCGCAGCAGGCGCGACAGCCGCCACAGGCCCGGCGCCACAAGCTCCGCGCGGCCGAATTGCAGCAGCTCGCCGCCCAGCATCGCGCGGTTCGCCCCGCCAAGCAGCGCCGCGTCCTCGACCGACTCCAGCACCATCGCCGGATTGACCAGTTCGACAAGCGCGGCATTGGCATGATCGAACAGCGCTTCGCTCCCCGCCGCCAGCGGCGCGGCCAGATGCCCCAGCACGGCAGCAGGCCGCAGCGTCCCCAGGGCGATCGGCTCGGCACCGGGCGCGGCAACGAACCACAGGTCGGCGCCGCGCCACCCGTCATTGCCGCCCGCTCCCGCGATCAGCACGCGCGGCGACGTCGGCGCGGGGCTGGCCAGGTTCGGCAGGTCGATGACGCGAACCGTTCCGGCCGCGTCGGGCCAGTCGGGCGCCCCGACCGGGACGCCCGGGTCGGCGGGCAGTTCGACGGCCGGGATCGGCTGATGCCGCCGCAGTTCCAGCCATATGGCGTCGCCGCGGAACGTGCGTTCGGCCAGCCGCCAGCCGCTGCCGTCGGCCAATGTCACCACCTGCCCGACCGTCAGCGCCGCGGCCGCCAGGTCGGCGCGCAAAATCATCGTCTCGCGCCCGTCCGCCGCAGCCCCCGCCAGCCGCGCGGCCAGCGCGCGCGCCGAGGCGGCGGGCAGCGCGGCGGGCAGGTCGATCCGCTCCTCGCGCGTCCCGCCGCCCGCAACGCGGCTCGCCTGCTGGCCAAGCTGATAATCGCGTCCCGGTTCATAATGGCGCAGCCGGATCGTGCCGGGCAGCGACGCCAGCGGCGCCCGTCGTCGCTCGATATCGGCGCGCACTTCCTCGCCGCGTCGCGCTTCGCGAAAATCGGCGAGCGCCGCCGCTTCCCCGGCCCGCGTGGCCGGCGCCAGGCGCCAGCCGCCCGGTCCGCTGAGCAGCCGCACGCCGTCGGCCTCGAACAGCGGCGCCAGCGCGTCGCGCGCGCGGTCGCCCGCCGCCGCATAGCCCGAAAAACCCCAGTCGCCGTCGCACCGATCGGCATCGTCCAGCAGCCGCGCGCCGACCAGCCCGGCGTCGATGCTCTCCGCGTCGGCTTCGACCTCAAAGGTCAGCGACGGGATGCGGTTGCCGAAACCGCCCAGCTCCAGCTCCTCGAACAGCGCATAGGCCAGCCCGCGAAAGGCGCTCGCCGACGCGATGCCCAGCGCCGACGCGATCAGCGGATCGACCGCCTGATCCTCGCCGCCGTCATACCAGCGAAAGGTGCAGCGCTCGCGAAACGTCCCGCTCGCCCCGCGCAACAGATTGCCGTCGGCCCAGATCCGCCGGATCGCGCGGATCGGCCGCGACGACAGCGCGATCGCCAGCGACACCGAATAGCTATATTCGGTCACCGACGGGCGCCCCTTGCCGCCGCCGCGCTTCTCGTGCCGCTCGATCAGGTCGGTGGCCCAGATCACGCTGCCCGCGACGCGCATCGTCCCGAACAATTGCGGAATCTGCTGGCCATAGGTCGACGCCTGCACTTTCAGGTCGGCGAGCCGCGGACCCTCGCGTCCCTTGGGCGCCAGGATCGCCGCATCGACCTGCTGGCCCAGCGCCGCCCCGATCGCCGCACCCACCGGCCCGCCGATCAGGCCGCCAGCCACCGTCAGCACCAAAGTCGCCATCCTATCCCCCTTGACCGAGGCGCCAGCGCGGCGCCGCGCGCACCGCGGCATCGACGGGCGCCTCGACGACGCGCCGCAGCCCCGCGTGGGCGTGAATCCAGTTGTCGGTGCCTATCAATCCCACATGAAACTGCCCCGCGGGCAGCGCGACCAGCGCCACATCGCCCGCTTGTCCAGCGCATTCGGCGGGCGCGAACCCCGCCGCGATCAACGCCGTCTCGACCCGCTCGCGCGCCCAGCCACGCAGCGGATAGCCACCGGGTCGCGCCAGCCGCACGCCTGCCTCGGCATAGGCCGCCCAGACCAGCCCGACACAGTCCAGCCCCGTCGCCGGATCGCATCCCTGGAAACGGAACCGCACCCCGACCATCGCCCGCGCCGCGGCAAAGGCGCGCACGCCGATGTCATCCACCGGGATAGCGGGTCAGCAGGTCGTTGCCCGGCAGATGCGCCTCGCCGCGAAAATTGACCGCATTGGCAAAACGGTCGCGACAGGTGGCCAGCTGCTTGTCGCATCCCTCGGTCAGCCGCACGCGCACCGGCGCGGTCGGCAGAAACGCCGGCGCTTCGGCCAGATGCAGTTCGCCCCCGTCGGCGGCGATCACCGGGCTCGCCAGCCCGCAATTGGCGCCCTCGATCCACAACAGATCGCCGAACGCCATGTGCGGCGCGGCGGCGTCGAGCGTCACGACGCGCCCTTCGACGGCCATAACGCGCCGGATATGCGTCAGCGGCGTCCGATCGACGCGGCACGCGCGATCCCCCAGCGTCGCGCGGCACGACGGCGAGGTCGCCGGGCACACCGGCCGGTCAAGCCACTGCGTCACGCCCTTCATCTCGGCGGCAAAGCTCGCGCCGCGCCGCTCGATCGTTCCCAGCGATCCGCGCGCGATCGTTACCGGCGCCGCCTCCGCCGCCGTCCAGTCGGTCAGGAACAGCTCCAGCTCGGCGCCGTCCCAACGCCCGGCGTCCAGATCGCGCGTCGAAATCGCGTCGCTCGCGATCGCCCCTTCGATATCCATCGTCGCCGTGTCCAGGCTGTCGCGCGTTTCGATCGCCGACGGTTTCATCCCCGGCGCCGCGCGATAGGGCAGCCCGCCGATCAGCAGGTCACGGTCATGCGAGGTCAGCCCGATCACCACCCCGTCGCGCCGCGACAGGCGCCAGCACCAGGCGAGCGTCACCAGTTCCGCGCGCAGCCAGCCGGGCGCGGCGTTCAGGCTCACCGGCGTCACCATGGCGCGCGCACCTCGACCAGCGGCACGCTCGCCAGTTCGCCCGCAAGGAAGGTCGCGCGGCTCACCTCCAGCCGGTCCTCGGCAAAGCGCACCGGCACGTCGAAGTAAAAGCCCCCGCGCACCGCGGCGCCCGCCGCGGGCGCCGCGTCGAGCAGCACCTCGCCCTCGCCCGTCACCAGAAAGGCCGCCGTCTCGATCCCGCCCACCGACACGCGCACGCTGCCCGCGACCGGCAGGCGGACCGGCCGCACCGCTTCGGCGTCGCCTTCGCCATAACGCTTCACCAGCGCAAATTGCCGCCGCACCCCGTCGCCTGTCCCCAGCAACTGATCCTCGGCGGTCGGCGGCCCGTTGTCGGCCGCCGAACTGCTGTCGAACGGATCGCGAAAGCGGAACGCGCGCGCCGCGCCGCGCCGCGCGCGGAAAAACTCCGTCAGCGCGCGGACGTCGGCCTCGGACCGGACTCCCGGCCCGACGTCATAGCGCATCCGTGCCTCGGCCCATTCGCTCGCGCGTTGTTCGTGCCCCGATGGAGAACTGACGATCTGCGTCGAAAATTCGGTCAGCGACACCGCCTCGCGCCCGATCGCGATCGGGAAATCCACTGCATCGAACGCCTGCACCCTGTCCTCCCCGTCAAAGGCCGTGAAGCCGTCGCGCGCCACCTGCGGCAGCGCCCAGATAAAGGTCCGCGCCACCCCCGCGCGCCGCGCCGCGTCGGCGGCCTCGGCGATCGCCGCCCAATGGCGGCGCTGTTCGGGCAGCAGCACGAATCCCGAAAAATAATGCTGATCCTCAACCGGATAGCCCAGCCGAGCCGCCATCGCGGCGCGCGCGCCAGCGGTCTCGCCGCTGCGCCCGCCGGTCACCCAGTCATAATCTTCGAGCTGGAGCACATCGAACGCCGGCGCCGCCCAACCGAGCGGCGCATTGGCGCGCCGCACCTCTGCCGCCGCCGGGTCGAGCACCGTCGGCAGATAGACCAGCAAATGACTCACCAGCCCCGCCGCCCCCGCCTCTTCGCGCGCCGCCGCGACCAGCGCGGCGGTCGAATCGGCAAGCAAGGCGCCCAGCGCATCGAGCATCGCCCGCTGCGGCGCGTCGAGCGTCCCGCGCACGTCGGCGATCGGCACGCTCGCACTGCCCAGCGCCGCGGTCGCCGCCGCGTCATAGGCGCAGATGCGCCCCCCGCCCGCGATCCACCACCAGGGCTCGCCGACCTGGAACCTCACCGCCAGCCCGGCGTCGCGCCCGATCGCGACGAACGCCCGCGCGACCGCCTGCAACCAGGCCATCGCGGCCGCATTGGCGGGCGAAAGCAGGGTCGAGGGCGGCTCCCACCCGGTCAGCGCGGGCGCGCCGTCGGCATCGCGCTGTTTCCAGTCGGCGGGGCAATAGGCGTCGAACAATTCATAGGAGAGCGACCAGATCAGCCCCAGCCCCGCCGCCGCGCAGGTCGCGGCGAAATCGCGGTGCCACGCGCCGCAAGGGCGGTTCAGCGCACCCCCCGCCGCATCCACAAGCAGCCCCGCGCCCGACGGCGCCAGCCGCATATAATGGCTCATCCCGACATAATGGACAACGTCGCCGCGATAGCCCAGTTGCACGATCTGCCGCACCACGCGCGCCGGGGTCAGGTGATAACAATCGTCATAGCCGTTCGTCATGCCCAGCGCCGTTTCGGGCAGCACCGCATCGCCGATCGCCAGCACCGAACCCGATCCGGTGCAGACGATGTCGCTCATCTCGGCCCAGCCCTCGGCAGGCGCCGCCAGTTCGCCCGCGCCGCCGTCATGGGTCGGCGGCACCAGCGAGATGAACATCCGGTCGATGTCCCCGGCCCACACCGGGTCGGCCTCGCCGGGGAGCAGGAAGCCGCCGTCGAGATCGTCGAAATCGAGCGCGATCACCGCATCCTCGCCCGTCCCGTCGGCATAATTCCACAGCCGCACATACCAGGCGCGCGGGTTGCCCGCGGCATCGCGCCCCTCGATCGTCAATGTCGGCCCGTGCAGTGCGTCGAGCGGCTTCACCCCGCCCGACCGCCAGCGGAACTTGAGCTGCGTGTGCCGGAAATCGCGCCGCGTCTCATAGGCGAGCAGCGGATGATCCCAGCGGTCCGCCGCCTCCCAGATCAGCCCCGCCAGATCCTGCTTGCGATAAAAGACCGCCTCGACGCGCAGCGCACCCGGCGCGTTGGTCGTCACGCTCGCCATCATCGGCCGCGCAAAATCGACCGTCCAGAACCGCGGATCGAACCGCTTGATCCACCCCTTGCGATGATGCGGCTCCGCCGCCGCGACCAGTGCCCAGCCCATCGCAACCGCCTTTCCAGCTTGTAACCTTCCCCCTCCCCTTCAGGGGACGGGCTTATGATCGTGCGCCCCCGCGTTCGTCCTAGTCCTCGCCCGCCGCCACCGCGCGCCGGACCGCGCGCGCCAGCTGCCGCCCTGTCTGCGCCAGCCGCTGCGCGTCCGCCCCCGCATCGCCCCGCACATGGACCGTGATCGCGATGTTGCGCATCACGGCGCCCGCTGCCTCGATCCGCCCGCTCGCGGTCGGCACGAACAGCTCGGGGCCCCGCTCGCCGACGCGATAGGCGCGCCCCGCGCTCACCGGCCCGCCCGTCGCGCGCCCCGGCGCGCCGAACAGCGCCATCACGATCGACGACCCCAGCGACAGCAGCCCGCCGCCGCTGGCTCCGCCGCCGCCCAGCGCCGTCCCCAGCCCGCCCGCCACCGCCGCGCGCGCGATGTCGGCCATCACCGACAGCGCCAGCCGCTTCAGATCCTCGAACCCTAGCTTGCCGGTGGTGATCGCGCGCGACAGCGCCCGTTCGATCGCGCGTCCGGCCTCATCGGCCCCGGCGACCAGCGGTCCGCGCAATTCCTCGCGCAGCGCGGCAATGTCGCGCCGGAACGCCCCCGTGTCGGCGCGCACCGCAACGACCATCTCGTCAATCTCATCCATCGGGAAATTGCTCCATCATTGCGTTCAGCGCCGCGCGGTCGAAACCGTCATCGCCATCGCGCTCGGTCCACCCCGCCAGCGCCGCGCGCGCATCGGCGGGCGTCGCCGCCCAGAAATCCTCCGGCCGCCACCCCGCGATGCGCGCCATCAGGCCAAGCATCTTCAGTGCATTGTCGGCGATAAACGCCTGTCCTTCAGGGGCGGGCCAACAAGGGCCTGGCAGGCCTGAGCCTGTCAAAGGGCTGCCTGGTCGTGGTGGGCTGTGGGCTGGTCGCCTTGCGCAGGGCGACCAGCCCCCACCCCGCCCCTTCAGCGGATCGCAGCCCACCTCACCGCCCCTGCAATATCTGCCCCAGCAGGATGCGCAGCGCCGGGGTCACCGCCGCCAGCCCTTGCGCCACCACCGCCTCGCCGACGTCCTCGCGTGCCAGCGCGTCGGGCCGATCCTTCACACAATGCCAGAACAGCGTGGCCAGCTCGCCCAGCGCCAGCCGCCCGTCGGCCGCGCGCTCGACCAGCGCGAACAACGGCCCCAACTCGGCCTCCGCCGCGACCAGCGCGGCAAAGCTCGGGCGCAGCACCAGCCGCGCGCCCGCGACGCACAGTTCCGCCTCGCCGCGCAGCGCGTTCGCGCCCATCTTTGCCGACGCGCTCACAGGCTGACCACCGCGCCGCTCGATTCCAGGTTCAGCGTATAATTGCGCTCGCCATTATAATCGCCGGCATAGTCGAGCCGCGTCACCAGAAAGCGCCCGCGCAGCCGCTCGCCGCTCTCGAAGCTCAGCTCATAAT